AAGGCTTCTTAATAATAAATCTAACTGGGCTGCTCTGTCTTTTGAAAAAATAATAACATTAAACATTTGTTAAATTCCGTTTCATAAATTTTCTAACCACGCTGGATTTGTAGAAGTATTTCTCCTATAGAAATACAGCGGTTCCATTACTATAGAAGTTTTTTGCAAAAGAAGTGTCATTTTGGTGTTAAAATCGCTGTCTTCTGCACGTTGAACTCGTAAACCCATATTTCCTGGTAAAAATTTCATACCATTTTCCCAAAGCTGTTTATAAAATAAACATGTCGCACCATGAGCTTCAAAATTTGAACCTACAAAATAATGATTTATTCCAGATGTTTTGAACCCAAGATGAACATTTTGAGTTACTGTTGAATGATCCATGATTTTTGGTTTATTTATTGTATTTAAATTTTTATATTTTTGAACATCTTCTTCATTATAACAATGAACAAACCCGCATAAATTATGATAACTTTTCATATTTTGCATTGTTTCATATTGAATTTGAATTCTATTGTTGCTTGAAGCATCGTCAGCATCTTGAAGAGTTATTAAATCTCCAGAAGCTTGAGAAATCGCAACATTCAATGCATTCCATTTACCTTTATTAGATTCTAATAAAATCACTTTCAATGGAAATCTTAATTTCTGTCTTTGTAATTCTAATATTTTTTCTTTACTAGAATCTGTAGAACAATCATCAATTACTATAATTTCTAAATTTTCATAAGTTTGTTTTTGTATTGAATCTATTGCGGATTCTATAAATTTAGAATGATTGTAATTTGTAACAATTACTGATATTTTTTTATTCATATATCTTGATGAGTGTTTGCCCATTCCTCTATAAACTTTGATAACGTTTTATTTATTTTAATACTATTAGTTTTTTGTCCATTCCAACTAGTATGAAATATGTGACCACCGGTTTCTGTAGCTAATTGCTTGGCTTTTTCTTTTAATTCTTCATCGGAAATTTCATTTAATGATTTATTAAAGAAAGGATTCCAGCCTTCTGGTTTTGTAGATTTTTCACCATATAATGAAAGCCAAGAGTCGTTCCAAAAATATTTATATTTTTTTATTTTTGCAGCAATACTCCACCAAGAAAAATGATAAACGGTTGGTAAATTGTCTACTGTTGTATTAAACCATTTTTCATATTCTTTAGTTGCATTTAAATCATTAATGCCTTTTATCCTTAATTCATCAATTTCTTTAGTTATGAAATTCAAACAAGGTACTGGCAATCCTGAATCTTTATCGATATAATCACATCCATCAGATCCAGGTTTAGAATAAAGCAAACCTTCTTTTTCCCATCTTAAGTACCCTGGAATTCCATGTGTAATTTTTGGGTCGTTCCTAGAAACTCTCCATTTCCATGGATTAACATCAACTCTTACTTTATCAATCCCTCCCCAATATTCTACAACAGGAAGAGCTAATAAAGGAACATCTTTTAAAAAATTTACTTTTGTAAGAGTTTCTTCTATTTGCTTTCTACTTCCAGGGGCGACTACTTCATCACAGTCCATTTGCCATAAAAAATCACCAGTACATTGTTCACGAGCAAAAGCTTTTGTCATTCCATCATATATACCATGATTTGGCGCATTCCAAGGTATATCTAATTGATATACTGCAAGCTGTGGAATTTCATCCATTAAGGCTTCTAAACGAAGCTGTGTTCCATCATCTTTATTAGATGAGTCAACCACTACAACTTCATCACAAAAGTCTGCCATTGAACGTATAGTGGCTTCAAATGGATAATCCATTTCTACAGCATTTTTTATTGTTGTATATCCAGATATTTTCATCTATTTTTCCTTGTTAAATTAAGTGTTCCGTAAAAAATAAAAAATGTTACAATTATTGTATTTACAATAATGATATAGTTTATCATGTGCAATGTTCTGTACCGGAATAAACACAGTATTGACAACTACTTCTGTTTTTTATAAATCTCTTTTGTTGCAATTGATTGAGCATGTTTTGCATTGTACTTAGTGCTCTTTCTTCTGTTTTTGGTCCTACAGAAACAGGAACAAACTCACATCTTTCTCCAGTTTTAGCCTTTGGAGTTCTTTTTAGCAAAACAAATCCAGTTTTAACTTGTTTCAAATCAAAACCAAAATATTTACACCAGAAATGTTTATATAACACAAGCTGCATTTGTTTGTTAAAATCTCTTTTTTTATTCGCATCCCAACCCCATGAAGTGGTCTTCCAATCTACGATATAAATATCGTATTCTGTTTCCTCTTCAACTCCACGCAATTCTGATAGCCGCATTGGAGTTTGCTTATTAGAAGTTCGAATTTTTTTCTTTTTAGGAACCCTGATAATACAGTCGATATATCCTTTAAAAAATTTAGATTTCTGCTTCTCAACTTTTTCATACAAATTCCATTCGGCAGCAATAGGTTCCCACCCTGGGAATTGCTCTTCCAACCAATCAGGAACAGCTAAAAGAATTGGCTCTATTGATTTAGCAAAATCATTTATGTCTTTTTCTGATGCACTGCCAGGATGATTAGTATTTAATACTTCCATTTTTAAACGGAATGTTTTATTAATTTCATTAAACATCTCAGAAGTAAATGGCTTTCTATTAAGCAAATATTCTTCCAATGCATCATGGATTGTTGATCCAAATTCAGTATGTATACTTGGCTTGTCAAGATTTACTTTGTCAATATGTTTAAGCTTATGTCTGTATGAACAGTCAATCCAATCTGTCATTTCCGAAAAACTAATATGTTGCTTCCCTGTTGGCAAAAGAACAGGATTTTCAATAATAGGTAGTTGATATTTAGTCATAAATTCATTATAACAAGGGGTTTTTTAATTGTTTACCATATTTAAATATATGAACCCATGAAATTTTATATTTTCTAGGGCGGACAAAAAGGAGTTATACGATATACAATTATGAATATAATGGAAAGTTTTGCTCGGAGACAAAATACGTTGTTTATTTAATAACGAATACAGTTTCCAATAAATTTTATATTGGACAGACTAGAAGAGAAATAAGAAAAAGATGGGCAGATTATGTAATAAATTTAATGAAACCAATTAAAATTAAAAAACGAACCGGATGCAATATTCATTTACGCAGGTCAGTACAAAAACAATATAAAAAACAAGGTAATGCAAATTTTTTAACATTTTCCGTATTAGAAATAATTGATCAAGAAAATATTTTTAATAATGAACAAAAGCAAAACCTTTTAAATGAAAGAGAAATACATTGGATTCACTATTATCGATCAGAATATGGTAATCAAAACGTCTATAACATAAAAGATGGTGGACAAGTTCCAAAAAGTGATTTTTCTATAGATCCAGAAAAAACAAGATTAAGACTATCCATAGCTAGAAAAAAATTTCTTGCTTCTGAATCTGGTAAGTTATTAATTTCTGAACTTAGTAAAAAATTAAAAGGCAGAAAAAGTCCATTAAAGGGAAAAATTCTATCTAAAGAACATAGAGAAAAAATTAAATTAGCTACACAAGGAATTAATAATCCAAACTATGGGAAAAAGCATAGTGAAGAAACGAAACGAAAAATAGGCGAAAAAAATAAGCAAATATCTGAAAAGACTAGAAAAGAACGAAGTGAAGCTCTTAAAGGAAAAACACCTTTTAATAAAAATAAAAAATGGAATGAAATTTATGATTCAAAAACAATTGAACGAATGAAATTAGCCGTTATTGAATCAAATAAAAATAGAATTACATCTGAAGAAACAAGAAATAAACATAAATTACGAAGCACAGGAAAAAAATGGGGAAACCATAGTGAAGAGCAAAAACAAATTTGGAAAGAACAAAGAAAAAACATATCTTACGAAGAGCGTTATGGGGAAGAAAGAGCAAAAGAAATAAAGAAAAAATTGCAAAATATTACTAAGTTAAAATTTACAAAGACATATGATCTTAGTAGTAATCCTTTGGTATCGCCTGATGGTGTAATATATACTAAAATTATTGGACTTTACGAATTTGCTAAAGCTCACAAATTACATCCTAGATTACTAAAAGAAGTTTTATCAAACAAAAGAAAAACATACAAAGATTGGCATTTACAAACAGTTATATTTTAAATAAAAAACCGGCATAAGCCGGTTTTATAAAAGTTATTTTATGTTTATTATGTATTATTTCATTTCTGTTTTACGCAAACCAAACAAAACATTTTCATGAAATTCTTCCATGTTTTTAGAGTTTGAATAAGAGAATGAACTTTGCAATCCTCCCTTAATCTGATTAACAACATCAGATGCACTTTGCTCAGTTGAATCAATAAGAGTAGAAATACCCTCCGCAGTTGGCAAGGAAGAGGCAGTACGGATGGTTAGCATCGCATCCTTGCTTGCCATACCCCGATATACCTTCTTACCTCCTACACGCTCTCCTGGGGCTTCCCTGGTGCCAGCAAACAATCTGCCGCACATGACAAGATCAGCACCAGCACCA